TCTGCTCGACGGATGTCGATTCGTTGTACGCCATATCTTCTAGCTTCTTGTTCCAGTGAAGAACCTGCCATGCGACGCTTGTATATCTCTGCATCGAATTTTCCGGCTTTCAAATCTTTGGCCCGTTTTTGTTTTTTCGACGTCATCCTTCCGGAAATTGCGCCTGGTTTTGCTGGCTCTCGTTCTGGCACCGCTGGCTCAGGTGTCGGTGACGGCGCTGGACGCGGGTCTGGCACTGGTGCTGGACGTGGAGCCGGGCGAGGAACTTCATGCGGTTTTGGGATACGAAGCGGCTGGGGTTCTTTTTGGGGTACTTCTTTAGGCACTCTTCGCGGCGGCATCATTCTTGGCTTGAGGTTGTCAATGTCTGGTTTATACGGAACATTATCCCTTCCGTCGCGTCCAGTCCTAAATCCGTCGCCATCGCCGTCGAATTCCGAAGGTTTTACCATTCTTGCAGCCCTTCGACCAATCGCCCTGGCGCTTCTACCAATACGAGCAAATGCTTTTTGCTCTACGCCCTCAACAGCGGTAATGACCGCATCGCGTGCGTCTTTTTCGTACCAATCAATATTTGGAATTACAAAACCATCTGAAAGAAGCTCTACATCAAAGCCGTGATATTCGGAAACTTGATTAGCTACCTCAAACATCTCCATGTTCTCTGTTTTGATGAATAGATGAACTCCTGGATTCTCTGCTTTGAATTCTTGCCAGCTAGAAAACGGACTTGATTTTCCGCCACATGCTCCACCGCATCCACAATCATTTGTTTTTGGCATGGCGAGCATATTCGGACTTCTTGGCACTGGGCTGCCAGAAACTTGTCCATTTGAATCGATTGGTAAATAAATTGTTTCAACTCGAACTTGCTGAGCTGGTCCAAACATAAAATCAGATTCATTTGGTGTGTGATATGTGGCGCGCATTGTTTCAACCCTGCCGTCTTTGGAGAGGTCAAAAACAACATTGTTGCTATCTGCTTCACGAACTGCGACTTCCCCGCCAAAATGAGCAGAGATTGCTTTTGCCAAATTGCCCATTCGTCCAATTACCGGATTTTCCGAAGGATTGATAATTGAATAGATTTGGATGTTTTTCTGTTCTACAACATCATCATCTGATTTCTTTTTTGAATTTTCATAGCGCTCAAGCAAGCGTCTTCCCTTCGCTGCCAATTTTGCTGCGTCCGACCTGTCTTGTGGAACTGGTTCACCCCACGCCGCGGCAGAAAGAGCCAAACGAGTTGGCCTTCCCTTGTCATCTTTCATTGGGCCAGACGGATTTGTGAAAAAACGTGTAAGGAAAGACCCCTTGCGACGCATTTTCTCTGGAGTATTGGCAGGACCTTTTACTCCGGGCTTTAAGTTTGCACCCTCAGTGCGCTTGAAATGCGCGCGGCCCGCGGCGGTCAATCCGCCCTTCGGGTCGCGAAGTGCAGACTTTTCATCTTCTTGTTCTTCTTCGGATTTTCCATCTATGGGCACACAGTTGGGAACCATTTTCCCACCTTTGCCCTTTTTCATGCCGACTTGTTTATATCCTGGCCAACATGGACCTTGTTGATTTTTTGTTTCGGTATTTGAATCATTAAGTTTGTCGGACTTAATCGAAATTGTTCCGGTTAATTGATTCGCGCCATGCAAAACAGGACTAACTTCGTAGAGCTCAACTTCTTTAAGCATGTTCGCTTGTTTTTGTGCATCAAATACGGCGTCGAGTGTTTTGTAACCAATTGACCATTCTTGCTCTTCGCCAAAAAACTTTACATTGGCAAATGCTTCACGACCTTTTTCGGATGCAAGATTAAATTGAACTTTTGCAAATAAACCCCCTACTCCATTTGTCCTCATTTTTACAGGAAGTCTTGGGTCGTTTGGCCCAACTTCATATATCTCAAGCACCTTTCCGATTGGCTCATTCCAGTTGTGACCCCACACAACCCTTGGCTTACGACGACTCAGGGAGCCATTGAAGCAACCCGGCAAGCAGATGTCCCCGACGCTGTCTTTGTTGCCAATTGCGGCGACAAAACACTCAACAATTCCCTTCGAGTCATTTGTGCTAATTTGACCAGGGATGGCCTTGTACTGAGTTTCAGTAAAGTCTATTGCGGCGTTGCTCATTGTTTGCTTTGCTCCATGGTGTTCATCCAATAATAAACAATTAAACGATGGTTCTGGCGAAACTATTCTTGTCTTTTAGTAAACTCAAATTGAAAACGACAATCTACATCTACAATTGATTGTTAGATGTAGGGGTGCAAGCGGGTCTCCGGGAAATCTTATTTCTTTGCCCAAAACACTAAAAGCTGAGTCAATTGATGTCGTATTTCCATCTAACAGCCTGTGTTCCGGTCTGACCTGAGCATCTTTATTCGCTATCCATGTTTTTGTTGATGCGCCCACCCCCTTAGCCGCATGATAAACACCGCAATTATAAGCAGTTTGGGCTTCGTGTTCTGCGATTATACGTCTACGTTTTGAAAGAAGATTCATAAATATTGCGAGCAATGCCGCCTTCAGCATTCCCGCCCTATCTTCATCATCGGCCAGAGCAAGGGCTATAAGTATCGCTGATGAAATTTCGTCTTTTGTTGTTGAATTAATCTTTTTCATTCTTTCCATCTGTAGCGCAATATCTTGCTTTATTTCTTCCATATCCTCTTCCGCTGGCATGCCGGATTGCTCGCTGACTAGGCGAGCCGCATCGGATGATATTCCAGAAAGAACAGGTTTTATATCTTCCTCAAGCTGTTTGTTCCACACTTGTTCGTCAAAAATATTTTCAACATTTAAGTTTCCTGAAGAAATCATTTTTTTAGATTTTGCACCAGAGGCTTTTTCCATAACAACACGTTGCTGTCGTTCCATAAATCTCTCTATATTTCTGTCTAAGATTTCCACCCATCTATCTGCATTTTCTTCAGCTTTTTGTTCCCATTCGGTTATTTGCTTATTGGCTGACTTAAACTGCATATCCTTATCAAACGCCGATAGTGCTGTTGGTGATGCCATTACCGGCTGCTGCGCCGCCCCCCCTGCAGCCTCTGCAGCGAGCGCCTCAGTCATCGTGTTGGGTTTTTCGTTAAAGTCGACCACTTGAGCGGGAATCACGCCTGTCTCTGTTGGTTGCGCAGCCTGACCAGCAGCCTCCTGTGCTGGCACTGGTGGTTGTGTATCGGGCATCATTCCGGCAGCGGCTACACCAGGCATGCCAGGCTGTGCTCCACCTGCTGCCGCCATTTGTGCCGCTTGCTGTGTGGAATCAAATTTTTTGTCAGTATATCCAATCGGCGTAAGGTTTGGATTAGCCAACATTGCCTGCATTAGGTCTGAATCTATTTTCTTACGACCGGTTTCTTTCCTGTATTCGTTTCCGCTAATCAGTCCATTTTGAAACTCGTCAAGCAAATATCGCTCACGTTCTTGTTTATAGAGAATAAGAATTGGAACTTCAGATGTATCAAAATCTATATAGTGCTCGTCATCGAGCTCATCAAGCCCTCGAGCAATCAGTTCCATATGTGGCAACATCGTTTCGTTCCAAAACACTCTGTGCTCTTCGGCTGCATTACTAAATGTTCTTCCTGATGCATTTCCAATCACCGACTCGGGAACTCCAAAAGAAGCAAGAATTTCTTCTTTTGTTATCTGACGCATCTGTATATAATTTGCGTCGCGTGGGCTTGCGCCGGTATCTACGTAGTCAACTCCCTCATCCGAAGAAACGACTGTGACCGCACCGGCGCGATTTACATTTCCACGAAACCTGCTGCGCAATTCGTCTTTGTCATCATCGTCTATTTCGCCGCGCACAACGAGAAGACCACCCGGACGTCCGTCATTTAAAAGAAAGTTTCGATTGTATATTTTTGACAGATTCTCTATTTCAATTGCAATTCCAGCAGACTCAAGCGGCGTTAGCGATAAGTACGGGTCAAGCGGATGTGGCTTGCGAATCCATATAACATTTTCTGGCTTGAGAATTGCTTTTGTCCCATTGCGCATGTCAACTTCAAAACCGGAAATAAAACTTTTTGCGTCTGGAATTGGTGATGTGTGCTGCGGTGGAAGAAGATGAAGTGCGATTACCTGACCGCTTTTACCCTTAACTTTTTCAACAAAAGCTCCACGCGTAGACATTAAGAGCTGAGAAGAAAGCCTGTATCTGAATACAAAAGAATTCTCCCCCATATTTGATTTACTATTCAACAAATCAAGAATTCTGTTGTTTCTGTTATTTGTTACAATCTTGCCGTCCGGAGAATTGTTTTCGCGTAAAATTGCTGGAAGTCTGGCTTGATTTCCCGCTATTGCGTCAATGCACCTATTTACCCAGGTGACTTTTTGCATGCCCTCCCGATATGCGCGCTCGATGTCCCACGAGTCTCGATATGGTCTTCCCTGAAGGCCACTGTTATAGGCAACCGGAGCACCAGGGCCGATAACAGATTTTTGCCCTGATGGTGAAACGGATTTATTGTTCGGTGAATTCCAGGCCATGTTCTATACTTAATCCAGTCCAAGCAGCAAGCCGACGGCGCCGCAGCACGCGCCAGCCACTACAAACCCGACCGGAATGCTAAAGATAAAGGCACCTATTGTCGTCATAATTATAAATGACCCCATGAGGAGATTGGCAGTTCTAGCTCTAGTAAACCATTGTACTATTTTCATGCGACCTCGTCAAAAACCATAACAATGCGTAATTTAATACTAGTATGGATTGTTGCTCATAACGGATAGCAGGCCAGTAAATGACAAATTGGGATAAAGTTCTTGAATATCTAAAACCAAAGGAACCGCTTTACTGCCCTGAAACGCCCTCACTTACTCAAAAAGTTTTTTTGCGCTCTTATTCAATTGAGGCCCTGTTTGGTGGGGCCGCTGGTGGGGGTAAAAGCTCAGCATTGCTTATGGCCGCTCTTCAGTATGTGGAAGTGCCTGGATATTCGGCAATTCTTTTCAGAAAAACATATGCCGACCTTGCTTTGCCCGGAGCCCTTATGGACAGGTTTCGCTCATGGATAGCAAATTATGATGAGGTGCACTGGAACAATAACACCTATATAGCTACTTTTCCGTCTGGCGCGCGCGTTTCGTTTGGATACCTTAATAACACAAACGATTATCTTCGATATAAAGGCTCAGAGTTTCAATTTATTGGAATGGACGAAGTAACCGAAATTCGAGAATCGGACTATAGGTATCTCTTTTCGCGTTTACGTCGACCAGCTACGGGAGAATTGTCAAAGGTTCCATTGCGAATGAGGGCCGCGTCAAACCCAGCACCGAATTGGGTTAGACAACGATTTATTGTTGAGGCAAATAGTTCTGGTCGAATTTTCGTTCCGTCCAGGCTGACCGACAACCCAGGTATTGATGTGGATTCCTACCGTCAAGCCCTGTCGGAGCTAGACCCAATTGAGCGCCGACGTCTTGAAATGGGAGATTGGTGGGCTACAACATTGGGGACTATTTTTGATAGAACTAATTTTGTTGTTATTGATTCTTCTGAGGTTCCACAGGTTCTTTCTTCTGCCCGAGCCGTAAGATTTTGGGACCTAGCAGCAACCGAGCCGTCGTCAACCAACCCAGACCCCGACTACACCGTAGGGACTTTAATGCTTTTTGACCAGGGCATCGGATACGTACTGGATGTTCGTAGGCATAGAATTAAAAACGAAAAAGTAGAACAGCTAATTGCCCAAACGGCCTATGAAGATGGTCACTCGGTAGCGATTCGAATGGAGCAAGAACCCGGCTCGTCTGGCAAAGCCCTTGTTGACCAATTTGCTCGATATGTCGTTCCTGGATATGATTTTCAGGGTATTCGCTCGACTGGCGACAAACTAACTCGCTCCCGTCCGTTTTCCGCTGCAGTAGCTAATGGGAATATACGTGTTGTCCGTGGTCCGTGGCTCACCGACTGGCTGGACGAGTTTTCGTCATTCCCTGAGGCATGTGACCATGATGACCAGGTTGACTCTGCGGTTGGGGCTTTTTCATTTTTGGCCGGGCTGGGGTTGCCACAACGCAGACCGGTGTCTATAATCATCTGACGAGAGTTTAACTACAAAAGGGGATATCAATGAATAGCGAAACCACCACTACCATCAAATCCGAACTCAAAGACCTCATTGCAAAGTTGTCGGGCGACTTTATGGCTGCCGATAAACTTTTCAAAGAACTTTGCGAGAGCGAAGAAGAGCTCACATCTGCTGCCGATGTGGTTGTTGGTATGCACGGGCTAAAAGCCGAGATGTCAATTCTCTATGATTCGATTTGTCACAACATGATGAAAAAAATGGATAATGTTCCAGAAGTTTCATCGTCCGACGGAAGCCTGATTGAGAAAAAGGGTGGCTCCGACCGCAAGAAGTGGGACCATGAGGGTTTGGCAAAAAACGTTGCTAGCCGAATTAACGACATGGCAGTTGACCTAGACACTGGTGAAATAGTTATGACACCACAAGACATGATGATAAAGATGCTTGACTTTGCTGCAGTTTCTTACTGGCGAGTTAAGGAACTTGGCAAGATTGGGGTCTCCGCAGATAATTTCTGCGAAGTTAGCGAAGCAAAAACAAACATTATCGTACGAAAGGCAAAACAATAATGACCAACAATAATCAAAACCTCTATTCGCAACTGTCGGAGCAATTTCCGCAGGAAATGCAGCGGTCAATCAATAAGGGCGGCACCAACCTCACCTACATTCCAATCAGCGAAGTCATCAATCGCCTGAATAAAGTTTTTGGCGTGGACAAGTGGTCAATGACAATTGAAAGCTGTCACCGTGACCCGGTGGACTCAGACTTTGTCATCGCACATGTTCGTGTTGCTTATTATGCCACGGAATTCACCACGATTGTTCGTGACGGAATCGGTGGTTCAAAAATCAAACGCACCAAGCAAGGGCAGATTCTTGACCTTGGGGACGAATTTAAAGGTGCGATTTCTGATGCATTAAAGAAAGCAGCACAGGCTTTTGGTGTTGGTCTGTATCTTGCTCGCAGCGACGACGCAATTGAAATTGAGCAAGTAATGGAGGCCGAACAAGTAACCACCCCAGAACAAGCATCGCAGACACAACTCATCTGGGACAACTTCATGGCTTTGAGCAAGAAATTGACCAAAGGGCAAAAAGAAGAGCTTCGCACTGCTTGGGCCCAGTGGAGCAACGGTCAAGCAACTCCAAACAAAGATTCGGTAACGGAGCAGCAGGCAAACTTTCTGCTCACCGAAGCAATGCGTTTATCATTTAGCGGTTCAACAGTAATAGAGACTCCGCCAAAGTGAACGAAGAAATAGGAGTTTTACCAGAACACTTATCTGCTTCATCGATTCAAACTTACATTCAATGCCCATTGAAATTTAAGTTGTCTCGCGTTGACAAGATAAAAGAGCCACCCACAACAGCAACGTTGCTCGGCAACTTTGTTCATGACGTGCTTGAGTATTTTTATACCGCATATCAACCAGAGGAGCGCACCATTGCGGCAGCTCGTCAAGCCTGCACCCATATATGGACTGAAGCAAACTGGGCAGATACGGTAGCTCCGTTTCTTAAAAAAACACCCATCAATGATTTCAGATGGAGCGCATGGTGGTGTGTGGAAAATATTTTTTTGTTAGAAAATCCCACATTGGTAATTCCAGATGGAATTGAATATGAAATTTTTGGTCAGCTCGACGGTGTCTTAATAAAAGGGTTTATTGATAGATGGACGGAAGTGGATGGCGTTGTAACAATCACAGACTATAAAACCGGAAAAGTACCAGCCGCCCAATATATGGCAGACAAATGGTTTCAGTTATGCCTGTATGCGCTCCTGTTGTCTGAATTGGAGCAAAAAAAGGAATTCAATCTTCAACTTTTATACCTAAAGGACGGAGTGGCAAAAAAATATTTGCCCACAGATGAGGATTTTTCAAATGTTAGAAATACAATATCAACGACAAAAAAGGAGATAGTAAACTCATATGACAATTCAAAGTGGCCAGCAATCCCATCAAAACTCTGCAACTGGTGCCACTATAAATCGCATATCTGCTCATATTGGAACCCAACGAATGAATGACGATATGTTTGCCCGCTTGGTGGCGGAAGATGTAAAAAATCGTATTTCTGAAACGCAACGAGAATATCTGCACCTACCGCAAAATCGTGACCGGTGGAAGCGGGCATTGATTGCCCTCGTGCGCAATCTCGATGAGCAAATCAACGGTATTTCTGAAGACAAACAATCCGACTTGGAGCGATACGAATCCCTTGGTCGGGATGGTCAAATTTTATTAACCGAAGCAATTCAGTCATACGACAGTCGGCTGTCAAAAATTGAACGGTTTAAATTCTTTGTGAACAAACGACTTGATTATGTTGCCTCCCTTGGCGAAGACGAAGGAGCTGTTTCGCGTGCCAATTTTCTTGAAGCGGCAATTCTCCGACACAAGTCCCTAATGGACGAATTTGACATGGAGCCAACAGATGTAGATGTAGCCCTTTGGGCTGCACTAGACAATAAATGGGAGTTCGACAATATATCATCTCTAGGGTGAGGTATCGTTCAAAAAAGAAAGAACAGGAATACGCGCTTAGGCGCCCACTTGTTAAAAGACTTCTTTCAGAAAGACCCCATTGTGAAGCTTGTCCTGTTTTTGCTGCGCACGACAAAAAACTGACGTACATTCAAAACGCAAGCTGCGACATACACGAGGTTGTGCGAAGGTCACAGGGTGGCTCAATATTGGACGAAACTAATTTACTTGCAGTTTGTAGGTCGTGCCACAACAGAATCGGGAATTATCCACAACTTGCATTTGATTTGGGCTTAGCCAAACGTGGAAAAAAAACATAAAACATCACTTGCATTTACAAGGTGCTAAATAATTTCGTTGTAAAATAAGTAAGGTAAGGACCGTTATAGGCGTTGGGACCGAGGGCGCGGGTCATCCCATGCGACCCTCGGTCCTGGCGTGTTTTTTTTGTTGTGCTGCATGTATCTGTTTACCTGTATTAGCGATTTGATAGTGCTACTCTGAGCTCGGCTAGCCATTTCTCAAAAAGAAAGGCAGGTGGTCCCGAATCTAGTAGTGACAACTACGCAAAGTAAATACGGGTGAAAATTCGTATGAAATCCCGCCGGTCTTTGGCTAATGGGCCGGCGGGTCTTTGTTTCTGGACTAGGGTTTTTTTGTGCAACTCAATATTCTTGGACTTGACCTTTCTCTCACATCCACTGGGTATTGTCATAACGGCGACGCAGGATATATATCCGTTAATGCTTCCGGTGCTAAAAGATTGCAAAACATTACAAGCGAAATAGGAAATATTATTGTTGCAAATAAAATTCACGCGGTTGCCATAGAGGGTTATGCATTTGCGGCGAGACACTCTCAGGCTCATTCAATTGGAGAGCTTGGTGGTGTTGTCAGGGTCTTGCTTCTTTCTATGGATATTCCTTATGTTGTGATTCCGCCAACCTGCCGCGCAAAGTTTGCCACCGGAAAGGGCAATGCTGGAAAGTCTGAAGTAATATCTTCTGTATCAGCTATTACGGGAATAGTCTGGAAGGGTGGGCATGCAGACGATATGTGCGATGCTTGGATTTTGGAGGAAATGGTGTTGGCTAAATTGGGTTATGCAAAATTTACCTGGCCTTCAATTTCGCTTGCGGCGCTAGAGAAGATAGACTGGTCACCATTCGAGGGGATTATAAATGAACAGAACTCAACCAATTAGCCAAGTTGATATTGAAAAAGAAATAATGCGATTGCTTGAAATGCTTGAAAAAGAGACAGAGAATTTTGAGATTCTCGCTGTTGACGCTGCAAAGAAAGATGCTCGATATAAAGCTGAGTGGGCAAAAGAATATCTTGGTGCTGCGGGCAAGGGCCACCGAACCATCACCGACAGAGAACAGTGGTCGCACTACAAAATGGAACAGATGAAAGAAGATTACGAAATAGCAGAAGCGCTAGTCAAGGCAAAACGCGAGAAATTGTTATCTTTGCGAACAAGCATTGATGCACTGCGGACGCTGAATGCCAACGTACGCGCACAAATCGAGCTCTGATTGTAAATTTTATGTCGTCGATTAATCCATCGTTGCTTAATCCGGCGCCATGGAGAGTCAATTATATTCTTAAACCAGATATAAAAATACTGATTTCGTCAATTGAAAAATATGGTTTGTTAAATCCAATTCTTGTGCAGGAATCATCAAACACAATCATCGATGGCCATCAAAGAATAATCGCAATATCTCAATCTAAAATTCTTTCCAAGAAATATGCAAAGTCAATTTTGTGCACAAAAATTGATTTGTCCGATATTGACGCAATGATTTTGCATGTTCAAATGAACCGTGGTCGCGGGTCAGTAATGGCAAAACGAATGTCTGATGTTGTCAAGAGGATACATCAAAGCCGACTGTATTCAATTGAGCAATTGGACGACATGTTTAACATGTCTGTTCAGGAGTCGGAAATGATGCTAGATGGCTCGCTTTTAAAAATGCGCAAAATAAAAGAACATACATATTCAAAAGCATGGGTTCCAATTGAAGCACCAGCCAAACCAGGTAACGAAATAACCCTAGAAAAGCCCCCTAACCCAGACCGTTAATTTACTAGGAATATGATGGTGTAAACTTTAGTCAAACGTTGAAGAGGTATTTATGCCAGAGATAAACACCGTTCGCGACTCGGAAATCGGTGCACTGACAAGACGAAATCCTGTAACCGCGGGCAATACGCCATCTTTTTTGCGCAGAGCCGCGGCTTACGGCCTCAATCGTCTTGCGGACGTTATTTCCGGGCAGAGAACAACTCCAAGGGGTACGGGTAGGGCATTGCTGAGAGAGAGACGAAGGCTAAATTTGGCAAGAGCCACGTGAGATAGCAATGCTTGTTTCTGCTTCTGATTTACAGACATACATGGATGTCAAGTTTAGTTTAAAACAACTTGATGCTGCGGATTTTGTCATAGAGGGCCTACAGAGCGAGCTTGAGGCATACCTTCGTCGGCCCGTTGAGGTTGACGAAATTACCGAGACGCACGTTATTCCAAGCTACTTTCAGGGTGTTCCAGCTACATCTTTTTTCTACGACCACTCACTAAGCACCACAGATAGTGGAATAAGTTATATTCAACCATCTGTTGTCTTGAGTTTGCGAAATACGCCAGTTGTTTCCGTGAAGAGTGTTTCAATTAGAAACCTTTCACAAGTTCCAGTGTTTCTTGCAGAATCAACCATGAAAACTGCGACCGTAACTAATGCTTCACAATCGGGGACAGTTGTCACATTTTCTGCGGCTAATAGTTTTACTAAGGGGCAACGTGTAGTTATTAATGGCGTAACTCCTTCTAGCTACAACAAATCGTCATTGGAAATTACATCAGTTACAAGCACAACTTTTTCTGTTGGCGAATATCCAGCCGGTTTGCCAGCCTACGTTTCTGGTGGAACAGCAACGGCAACTGGAAATGATTATGTCGTTCACAGATATGGCATTGAGCTATTTAGGGGATTCCCGAACGACACCGTAGAAGTTGTGTATAGCGGTGGTCTTGATGGCGGAACAATAAAAATGTTCAAGTTGTTTATTCTTCGCGCCGCTACCCGAGAAATGCAGAATATGCATGACGACGTTGTTGGTGTAAAAGACCTAACAACCCGAAACGTTGCGCCGCTTGAGACTGGATTTAGCGAACGAGAGCTGCTTGCTTTGCGCAGGTGGAGAAGGCGACGTATCTAATGGCTAAGGTTGAAATTGATGTAACGAAACGAGGTGTATCTTCGACTATTGCAAGACTTACCGCAATGAGCGCTCGTTCCAAAGTTTTAACACCAGTTCTTGTAAAAGCAAAACAAGAAATTAAGTTAGCCCACGCGGCAAACTTTACAAGCAACGGACTGCCCGTTGGTGGATGGGCGCCACTTGATGCCCAGTATGCAACGTGGAAAATGGCAAGATTTCCAGGACTACCGCCAATGATACGAACAGG